GGAGAACAAGATTTTAAATCAACTTTGAGTAAAAATAATTTAGAAAGATTTACTTATGAATTGAAAAGGGCAAAGGATTTCGATAGTTATTTATTTGTTGTTACTGAGGGTAGTATTCGAGATATAGAGAAGCATAATAGGTGGACTCATCATACTTCTAATATGAAATATATTTATCATAACATGCGGGAGCTCGCTCATAAGTTTTGTGGAAATTGTCAGTTTATATTTACTGAAAATAGAGAAGAATCCGAGCATATAATCCCAAAAATACTTGTGCTTGGCAAAAGATTATGGGATGTAGATATGCAATATTATATAGATAGAAAGATGATATAATGGTTTGGGAAACAGGAAATCAATTATCTAGATCTTCTGAGAAAGATTTTAATGAAGAGCTGGCAAAAATTAAAGGCTTTATTGACGAAAAAGATGCAAAAATATTACTGTATAAATTTTTAAGAGAAAACATAACTTTTACAGCAGACTTAGTAAGCGGAGTAAAACTATTTCCATTTCAGCATATGGCAATTAAATCTATGTTTAATACGGATTACTTTATGGGAGTATGGAGTCGAGGCATGAGTAAATCTTTTACTACAGCAATTTTCGCTTATCTAGATGCAATGCTTAATCAAGGAGTCGAGATAGGTATTTTGTCTAAATCATTTCGTCAAGCAAAAATGATATTCAAAAAAATAGAAGATATAGCTTCTAAGCCTGGCGCTGCATATTTGTCTCAATGCATAACTCATAAATCAAAAAGTAATGATGAATGGCTTCTAGAGATTGGATCTAGCCGAATTCGTGCATTACCTTTGGGCGATGGAGAAAAACTAAGAGGATTTAGATTTCACAGAATCATTATTGATGAGTTCGCATTGATGCCAGAAAGAATATATAATGAGGTTATAATTCCGTTTTTGAGTGTTGTTGAAAATCCAACTCAAAGAGAAGAGCTTTTTAATGTAGAAACGCAATTGATTAATGACGGTAAAATGAAAGAAGAAGATCGCCATGTTTGGAAAAACAATAAATTAATTGCATTAAGTTCTGCAAGCTACAAGTTTGAATATATGTATAAAGCATACGAGCAATTTGAGCATCTAATCCAGGCAGGAAGCACAAGACAGAGTGATGCGCATAGAGTTATTATGCAATTTAGTTATGATTGCGCTCCAAAGCAACTTTATGATCAAAATCTTTTGGATCAAGCAAAATCAACAATGAGTCAAAGCCAGTTTGATCGAGAGTTTGGTTCTATATTTACTGATGATAGTAGCGGTTATTTTAAAACTTCCAAAATGGCTTCATGTACTCTTAAGGACGGAGAAGCGCCTACTGTAGAAGTTTGTGGAGAAGTAGGAGCAAAATATATTCTTGCATTTGACCCAAGTTGGGCAGAAAGTGAAAGCAGCGACGATTTTGCAATGATGGTTTTAAAATTAAATGACGACAAGAAGATTGGAACAGTCGTTCATAGTTATGCTTTAAGTGGCGCAAATTTAAAACAACATATATTTTATTTTTATTATTTATTAAAACATTTTAATATTGTATCTATCGTTGGAGATTATAATGGCGGCGTTCAGTTTATTAATGCTTGTAATGAAAGTAGTTTATTCAAAAAAAATAAATTAAATATAAAATGTTTAAATACTAACTTTGATGATATAGAAAATTATCAACAAAAATTAGCAGAAGGAAAAAAAGAATATAATTTAGAAAATAAAACTATTTGTTATTTAAGAAAACCAACAAGCCAATGGATTAGGGTGGCAAATGAATTGCTTCAAGCAAACTTTGATCATCATAGAATATTTTTTGGTTCTAGGGCAATTGATGATGCTTACAATGAACAGCGACAAAAAAAGATACCCATTCAGGATATTAATTTCTTGAGAACATCTCAAAGTTTAGAGCGTCAAACTAATGCCGCAAAGATGATTGATTTCGTGGAGCATCAGTTTGATATGATGAACTTAATCAAGACACAATGCTCTTTAATTCAAATCACTACATCAGCTGGTGGAACGCAAACATTTGATCTGCCGCCAACATTAAAAAGACAGACTGGGCCAGAAAAAGCAAGAAAAGATAGTTATTCTGCATTAATACTTGGCAATTGGATGGTTAAGTTGTACTATGATATAGTGAACGTAAAAACTGATAATGTTAACTATACCTTTACTCCCATGTTTATAAACTAGGTGTACCTTTCTTGTAAATGTCTAAAGAATATAAATATACAACAACGTTTGAAAATATAATTTTTGCATCGAGCGATATTGAAGACTCAAATATCAGTCAAGCTTCTTTGGAATCTTTGAGGCCTTTGATTCCTGCAAGTATTGATTTAGACAAAAATATTGATTTACTTGGGGTAGCTTTTAATGCTGCAGTTGTAAATAAATTCAATAAAAACGGGGATGGTATTGATAGTGAGGCGGCAGTTAAAATAAAAGATTATTTTGTTCACAAACCTGCAAACATAGAGCATGATAGAGACAGAATAGTGGGGCACATTGTTTCTGCTGGATTTTCAAAATACTCTGACTCTTCAGAATTAATGAGCGACGAAGAAGCTTTAGTTGAAGATAAAGCTTATAATATTGCTCTGGCAGCGGTAGTTTATAGAACGGCCAGCAAAGAGTTTGCAGATCTAGTTGTCAATTCTACAGATCCAGATAGCGACTTTTTTGAAAGTGTTTCTGCTAGTTGGGAGGTTGGATTTAATGATTACGTAATTTCAGTGGGAGGAGATGACTTACATGAGTCTACTATAATTTCTAACCCAGAGGAGGTAAAAGCATACTCTCCTTACTTAAAATCTTTAGGTGGAAAAGGAATGCTTCAAGACGGAAGAAAAGTAAATCGATTAATAGTTGGAGACATTTATCCACTAGGAATTGGCTTTACTTCTAATCCTGCTGCCGATGTCAAAGGCCTTGTTGCCGAGAAAGGAGAATCTAAACCAGAACCTTCTGCTAAAAAAGATCCTATCGACAAGTTAATGACAAAAAGCAAAAAAACTTCCCATTCCACTCAAGAAAATGTACTAAACAAAGAAACCTATCATAATAACATTATGGACAAAGATCAAATCATCAATGAATTCCGAGCAGCTTTAGACGAAAAGCTTGGCAACCAAGATTTTTCTGAAGAGAGTGTCGCAAGCATCTCTAAAGTTTTTATCGAGGCTATCCGAGAGAAAGGCGAGCAATATGTCGCCGATCTTGAAAAGGCTAAAGCTGAAAAAGAAGAAGCTGTTCAGGCTCAAAATTCTCTTCAAGAGAAAATGGGAGAAGTGGAGCAGCAATTACAATCCACACAAGAAAAACTTTCTGTGTTAGAAGAAGAAAATTCTGCTAGAGAAGCAGAAATTCGCTTCAACTCACGCATGGAAGCTTTAAACGAAATCTATGACCTTGACGAAGATGATTCCAAAATTGTGGCTTCTGAAATCAGCGACCTTGACGAAAGCGAAGAAAGCTTTGCCGAATATCAAGAAAAACTCGCTAAAGTCTGGAAGCACAAGAACAAAGAATTTATCGCAGCTGAGCAAAAAGCTTTTGAAGATCGTGTGGCTCAAGAAGTTGAGAAACGATTCGCTCAAGCATCAGAATCTCAGCAAGACACAGAAACCGAAGAAGAACTTGAAGTTGCAGAAGCATCTGCAGAAAAAACTGAAGACGCTGAAGAAGCTGATGCAGTAGAAGAAGCTCTTGAAAGTTTAGAAGTCGAAGAAGCAGCCGTTGTCAATAACAACGAATCTTCTTCTGATGGAGAATCTTTAAGAGATCGTCTTCAAAAGACTTTCAAGGATTCTGTAAAAATTTCATACTAATATATATAGAAGAAAAAAATTATGGCAAAAAGAATACTACCATACCGAGACTACAGCGAACACGACGTCGTTAATCTCTTCGCTCTTGATGTTTCTAGTGCAACCTTGGCTGACATGGTTCCTGGAAGCTCCGGCGATTTTGATGCAGGCGTAGTGGTCAAAGTAAGTGCGGGCGCACTCCCCGGTGACACACCATCAACACTTGAAACTTCAGGAAGTCTTAGAGACTATCTTGGAGCAAGTTTTAGTGGTGCACACATCGGATTTAACGCATACCCCTCTAACGGTATGACGGTTGTCCCCGCTGATGGCTCCGGAGCAACTCTGGGTATCACACTTCGTGAAACCTTAGCGTTCGACGAAAACGGAGAGAAAATGTTATACTACAAACAAAAGCTTGATGAAGCACAAGGAGTTCTTCCTGGCGAAACAGTTCCTGTTTTGTCTAAGGGAATGGTTCTTTTGAGCGCAGACGCATTTCATACTAGTGCGACCGTTAATGCTCCAGTAGTAGGAGACTCTCTAGAGGTTTCTGGAAATACATCCGGAAAGCTTGAAGTATTGGGCTCTGGAACTGCTGTAGGAAAAGTTATCGCTACTGGTGTTGACACAAGCAGCTCAGCTATTAAATACCTCTGCAAGGTTAGCTTCTAAAGAAAGGACTTAAGAAAATGAAAATCACTCTAGATAGAACACCCGAGCAAGTCGAGCTTGTAAAAGCTATGGCTTCCAAGAACAGAGATGTTGCTTATGAAGCTCAAACTGCTTTGGCTGAATTTATTGGCCCAGTTTTGGCAGAAGTTGTTAACGCAGCTCCTACAGTAAGCAACATGTTTACATCGCTGCAGTTCAATTCTGATGAAAGCCCAAGCATTCCTTTGGACCTTTATCATGACATTACTGATGAAGATTACATTCAGGTTTGGAGCCAGTCAGTTCCTGGCGGACTTCCTACCAACCAAGTCGCTCCTTCGCAAAGCGAGCTTAAGTTTACAACTTATACTCTCGACAGCGCTTTGAGCTTCGACAAGCGTTACGCTTCTCGTTCAAGACTTGATGTAGTTAGCAAGACATTTACCCGCATGGCTCAAGAAGTTTTACTTAAACAAGAAAAAACTTCTGCTTCCATGATCTTCACCGCATTAGCTAATGCAGCAACAAATGGCGAATCACACGTTATTCGTTCTGCTCAAGCTAATCGATTCCTTCTTTCCGACCTTAACAAGTTGTTTACAAAGGCCAAGCGCATTAATACTGCTTGGACCGGTGGAACACCTGCTGAGCGTCGTGGACGTGGAATCACCGATATTCTCGTTTCTCCTGAAATCGTAGAAGAAATCCGCGGTTTGGCTTATAACCCAATCAACACTGTTGGTTCTGATTCCATCGCTGGAACAGATAGTATGCGTGACGCTGTTTTCAATAGCGCTGGCATTCCTGAGTTCTATGGCGTATCGATCCAAGAGTATAATGAAATGGGCAATGGTCAAAAATGGAA